GCTCGAACCAATAGTCTACAAACGCTTGATAAATAGACAAACGCGTTACAGAAGTAGTAATTTTTTCTGGGGATCGATTTTTCATTAACTGCGGTAAAGCGCTCATTAAGATAGTCAATAAAAAAGGATTTCTAACATCATTTATTCGTAAAAGCCCTATGTTATTTGCGCTAAATGTATCTATCGCAGCTTGCGTTAATAATATTCTTGCGCACAAATTGACTAAATCTGAAGCCGTGGGTAACGAATAATCCACAACCGCAGTAGGGGCTTGTCTTACCCATGCTTCAATCTGAAAGGTAGATATATAAAGTTGTGATTCGGTCAACGTAGAATTTAACGTACCATACGAATACTTTCTTTCTACAAACCCGTATCTGTTATCACTAACTTTAAAAAAATACACGGAGGGATCAGTATTTGCACCTTGTTGCGTTGGTTGATACGCTTGTTGTACGGCTACGCTTGCTTGACCATTGGCGGCTAATCCCGCTAGCAAAACATCACGTAAAACTTTAATAATGCTGTTATCATTCATCGTCTATTTTGACTAGCAACAACTCCGCCCAACCGTCCATCGCGTACCAGTCTGTTTCGCTTTCTACTTTAAAAACCCTATCGCTATACGTGACTTGATCTCCAGACACATTACGTTCAACAGGCAATGCGTTTTTTGAAACGAAAAAACGCGCGTAATATTTACTTAAATCAAGCCCGTATTGTTCATATAAATCGCGCGGGACGGCTTGAAAACTACCTTTCAACGAAACTGGCGTATCATACGTAGAAACAAGTTGGCCTATTTCATTAGCCCCACGTGTCAAATACACTGAATAATTGACCGTTTGTTCTGCGATCGTTCTTAAAGCAACATTGAGTAAATTTGAACCGGGTATCATTCTTCAGGTTCTTCCACAATATAGTTAACTGATTTAATCATTATCGCCGTATCAACAAGCGGCTTTTCTAATGAATGCGGTTTATCTTTCGGAACCCGGTTTTGCTCTATGTCTTTATCTCTGGCTTTTTTATTACTTAAGATACTTTTTATATCTATTGTTTTCTGATAATCTGGGCGTAACCGTCTGTACCTCGCACGAACTGTTGCACGTTTTAAAGCGGGGGAATGTACGGCATTTATCGCCTCTACCACATCGCCTTGCGCAACTAAACCAAGTCGTTCAAACGCTTGCCAAAATTCTAACTCCCCAAGAACTGCTTTTTTAAACTGGTTATAAAGATATACGCCCCATTTCCGCTCATTCTTTTTAATCGTGGGCCTAAAATACGGACGCTGGGGAATATTTTTTTTAGGAAAACCAAATTCAGAAATCTTTGCCGCTTTAGCAACTGGAAAATCTGAATCCGGGTATTCTGAATCGCCTAAAAACCCAACTTTTAACGCTTTTTTTTCTTCCGCGTCTTTTATGAACTTTTGAAATGCTTCGTAAGATTCTCCTTTGATTCGTCTTACTTTCATGTGTAAAACGTGCCGTAAACTTTACGAATTGCTGATCCTTCTGGCGTACCGCCTATATACATTCCACCCACTGAGTTTGCTCTAGCAAGCGCCAGTAACGATTGCCCATAACCAGTCAGACTCAACCACCACGCCCACTGAGATTTAACGGGGGGCTGCATGAGTGACACATTTACTTTATCAATCTGTGCTTGTGTGGTAAGCCCCGGAACTTGTCCTTGATTAATCCACGTAGATAGCAACAATAAATGTGCGGTCATCAACGTTAATGCGTAATACCGTGCGTCGCCCGTCAAATAACAAAAATCCGTATTTTCTACGTAATATGTTGCTTGTGTAAAAGCGTTTGATATCACGCTATCTGGGTACGCAATAACATCCGCAAATTGCGGAAAATCTATCCTAAATTGCGGGATGTCTATCGTGTACGGCGCTGGCATTAACTACCCGGTTTAGTAATTACTTCAAGTTTTAATTTATTTTTTGGCAAGCGCGCGTCAGTGTCGCTAGTTAAGGGGGCACTTCGATCTTTAGGAGTCATATTTCGAACAACTTTTTCAACTTTATCTTTATGATTAACGATTGATATAAAACCACGCAATATATGACGTTGAAATGCAGCGTCATTTTTCAAAAATTCTAGTTGCTCGTCACTTACCGTTGTTTCCCCGGCAAGCGGAGTTTCATCTTGCAAAGTTTGCCCTTTTCGGAATTTCGCTAGATTCGCACCGCCTTTTATGCGTATTCTGTGCACGACAGTAGGAACTGCGTTTGTGTCATTTCTTTGATAAACTACATAATCAGTATCCGCTGTTGCAGTAGATATAATTGTATGCATAATTTTTAAATCCCGTAATAACGAACGACGCCATAAGGGCGTTTACAGTAAGTACCTGCTGTAGCATTTGCAAACCCTTCGATCACTCCGGTTATTTTTCGCTCGACACCCAAAGTTCGGAACTTCGAAGGAACGTACTGCGCAAATACAGCGCCATCATCCGTAGACCCGTCATCTGCCCTAACACTATCAGCGTACAGGTAAAATACATTTTCACCCAAATGAGCGGTGTCTAATTCAGGCGCGGAGATAACGCGCATATTCGGGAAGGTCTGTTTGATGAGCTGCATAACAGACTGATTCCCTAAGTTGTTGATATTGTCTAGCTGATCTACCACACTAGTCGCCACCGCTAAGGTCATTGGAATGCGGTGCGCGTCGATATTATCCCCGGACAAAGTACGAACATAAGCAACGGCTGTACGAACATCCGCCCAGATTTCAAGATACGTTTTAGAAGCCCACGTAGTAAAACCAGTTGCCCCCGTAGCTACAACTTGATACGCGGTTATGTTTGGGTCATTTAAAAATCCATATGTTAAACTTAGCCCATCGTTCCAGCCGTAAAAACCAATCGCATTCCTTAAAATTTCTAGTGATCTTAAGGCAGACCCACGAACGTTAGACGCATAGTCAATACGAGCACGAGCAGCACGTTCTACTTGTAACATTGGAATCTGGACGCTAGCTCTAAATTGTTGAATAGAACGATAATCCCATGTAGTGTTGTACGAAGCAAAAGTAGCGTTACTAGTATCGCCATACGGCACGGCTTCACCGGTATATTCTTGATATCCTTGCACAATTTGTGCTTCTTCGAATGAACCAGAAACATTCATTCCGATAAATTCGTCAATACGTCTTGCCCACGTTAGATCGTTTACGAAACCAGGTAAAAAGGTCTGTAAAAATTGAACGGGAACGCTAATGCTTGGCGTAGTTAAATTAGGCTGCATTGGATTAATAGGATATTGATCCATGACAGAATTTAAAAGATTAATGCTTGACCACGCACCCTTCTCTAAATCCACGCCTATTTTTTTTAACTCCTCATATGAAGCAACGCCTTCGTCAGTTGCAAAAATAGCGTTAAGTTTTTTTGCAATTTCCCCAAACTTACGACCACTTACATAACCATGTTGTTTAGATTCTTGTATATTTTGCATTTTTTTTAACCTTTAAGCTGGAATAGCTGGGACGGCAGTTACACGAATAATCGCGATACCGGCAGCAGTTACAGGGAATTGATCAACAGTGGCATAGCCGTAAGCAAACCCGCCCGGTACTACTGCGCCTGGGGCGATAGTGGCTAGTGCCCCGGTGGTGGTGTTGTACACGACTAAATCTCCAACGGCTGCGGCGGCAGGTAGATAGGTATATATACAACCCATGTTTAAAATGTCTGCTACAACTTCATTCGGCAAAGTTAAAGTAGACGCTAGTGGGCCCCCTACGGAAGTGCCAAAAGAAGCGTGCGCTTTCGGGTTAATTAAATACCCGGCGAACGGCGTAGTTCCGCCTGCCTGCGCTACCCCTTCTTGACCTGCAACGATAGTAAACGCCCGGCCAAATACGTTATTAGCCGCGCTTGCAGATCGCAAAATAAGGGCGCGCGCGCGTATAGGGGAATTGTCATAAAGCTCGCCGTAAATACCCGCGGCTTGATTCTGATAAACTTGTGTCTGTGGCATGTTTAGTTACCTTTTAGAATTGAATCAATGTTAATTTTTTTCGTTTCACGAGAGTCGCCCACAAAAACAGCGCCGCCAGAATCTTTAGAAGATACGCCACGAAAAAATGCGTCTAACGCAGTAACTTCATGCCCCGGCGTACATTTCAAACCGAGTTTTTCTACGCCGTACCTTGCGACCTCTTCTGCTGTTTTTTCAGAATGGTCAAATACGCCAATGTGCCGTGAAATCTTCTGAGCTAGTGCATTTCTATGCGTTAATTCCGACATCAACGCTTTTAATCCAGTTTTCTTCATAGCCACGAATTCTTTCTCCAACGCGGAAACTTTCTTAACTGCTGAATCCATCGCGTCTTTCATTTCTTTAGAATCGCCCATTTCGGCGGCTACTTCGTTTTCATCTTCTGTTTTTTTGTCTTCGTCAGTATCCGCGTCTTCTACTTTTACATCTGCGTCTGCAGCCTTAGCCCCAGCGGACGCAAGCGCCTCTAATTTTTCTGCTATGCCACGAATTGCTTCTTGCATAGCGCCTAGCCCATTAACTACGGCTTCTTCAAGCGATGGCTTTGCGGTTGTTTCTTCGTTCATCGTTTTGATCTCTTTTGAATCGATTGTAAATTTGAAATGGTCAAGCACGGCTACATCTGGGCCCGCTCGCCCCATATCGACTAGCGCCAGATGGTTGCCCCTTAATTTCCTCTGAATCGCGTCATAATTTATACCATTGTATACGCCTCGTGTCAAATCGTAGACACAACG